TCCAAGTTCAACAGACGCCTGAAGCATTTTGGAAGAATCAAATAGCTGAAGAACCATCAATGCAGCTACTATTACACCTATAACAACTGCCATGGCTAGTAATGTTCCGCCAGCTTTAAGTCCTTTTCCACCAGATAGGTTAGAAGCAACACCCATTATAAGTATAAGTAGAGCAATAGCTATAAATATTCCATAAAGAATATCAAACTTTTTCTGATAATCAGATGGTAATTCCATTTTGAACAGTTTATCTATTGCAGAGACCAATGTGTATAATACAACACAAATTGCTAGCAATGTTCCAGCTATTTTAAGACTACCTTTTGAGAACGACCCAGCTATTCCCATTGCAATGATTAGTGCGCCAAGTAATGTGACAAGACCCAGCAATATCAAACATTTTGTCTGCCAATCAGCTGGTATCTCCATCCCAAACAGTTTATTTAGTGCAATTACTATCAGTAAGAGTGCTGCTGATACTTCAAGTATTCCAGATGAAGCTTTACTAAATGCATTTAACCCAGCACTTCCAAACTCACCAAATGTTGATAGGATTAGAATAAACATTGCAAGACAAGCTGCAATTATTGCAAGCAAACCGACAGCTTGGTCCATTGCTTCGCCATTCTTAGAGTAAGCATATGCCAGCAATAGAATCGATGCAACGATCATTAGGAGTGTTTCGCCTATTGACTTTATTGTGCTTGCTATTGCTTTCCATTTTACAGCTTTTGTTAGGTTATTTATTCCATTCTTTATTCCCTTAGCGAAATTATTAATAGCTTTCTCTAAAGCATTTCCCTTGTTCATGGAATCAATAAGCTTCGATACCGCATATGCTAGTAGAGCTGCTGTCCCTACAAGAACAACGATTAACTCTACAATTATATCAGCTGCTCTTGCTGCTTTATCAAGATCTGTAAAGCTTAATATTGTTATTGAAAGAGCAATGGTTCCAACAAGAACTGCTATTGCTTCTGCTATTTTGAGTATTGAATCAGCCTTAAGATTCTTCTGGTACTCTGTTAGCACCCCTTTAAATGAGTTCATAAGGTTTGGTATGGCAGCCAGATCATTTCCTAGCTTCTCGAAAGCTTTTATCTCTTTATATACAGCTTTGATTATGGCGATGCCACCGATTGTTCCAACGGCTCCGCTTATTGTTGTGCCGCTGAATAACGGAAGAACGTTCGTCTTTATCCATTCGACTACACCTTCAAGCGTTGATTTTAGCTTTTCTATATTCTCACAAGCCTTATCGAATGTAAAAGCATCAGCTATATTTTCTCCAAATGTAACCATACTTTCAACAAATGTCTGAAGACCTTCATTAGCTTTTAGATCATCTTTTAACTTCTGAACAGCATCTGTTATACCTGAGAAGAATGATTTTAACTTCTCAAGATCCATATTCTTTATATCGTCTGCTATATCAGCTACCCCAGCCGATACATCTTCAAGAGATGGGAGCAAACCTGGGAATATATCACCACTTAAATATGTCCAGAATGTATCTATAGTATCTCCAACCTCTGTAAATACTGATAATATTACATCCTGGAATTCATAGAATGCATCGTCGATTGCTTTTAAAGCATTTTGAACCTCTGGCAGATTGTACAGGTAGTCAAATGTTTCACTTATTGTGCTGAAAGCACTTGATATTGCTTTAGTCGCATACTGAAATGCTGATGTTAAGCCGTCCCAAACATAACCAAGAACCTTTGAGTTACTTATCCACTCTGTTAATTTTGTAAGACCTCGTCCCGCATACCCAAGAAGAGATATCAGAAGATCAAGAAGCGATCCGGTCGGCTCAACAAGATCAAGAGAGACTCCGAATAACTTTGCGACTCCTGTTATAAGTAATTTTACAACATTGAATATGCCGGTAAATGCATCTTTTAGATTGTTACTACTTTCTTCTGATAGACGCATTGTCGATGTTATCTCTTGTAGCCTATCGGCGAAGTTCTCCATTCCTTTCTCAACATCACTTCCACCAAAGACATCTACAAGTGCTTCTCCTATCGGCTTAACTATCGTCCAGAGACCTTTAAACAGGTTCTTTATGGTCTCAAGCCCATAGTAGAACAACTCAAAAGCTGTTGATAGGTCAAGATTATCAAGCCAGTCTTTAAGCTTTGCCATGTTGTCGAGGAAGAACTCAGTGAACTGTTTGGAGACTGCTTCAGATGTTCCATAGTAGTTCTCCATTGCACTTAATAATGTTGCATATGATATTTCGCCATTTTCAACAAATCTTTCAACCATCGAATCTGTAACGACCATTGAAGTTGATAGTGCGTTCACTTCTTCTCTTACTGCGTAACTTGCTCTTATGGAGCCATCTTTTACACCTTCTATATACTTCTTTAAAACTCCGATTGCGCTTACTCCGACCTCACTGAATGACTGAAGATCAGAAGTAGCAATGGTCCCTCTATCCTTTATTGTAGAGAATAAACTGGTTATCGCATCTTCTGTAAACCATGTTTTTTCCTGTATTCCGTCAATAGCACTTGATAGTTCATCAAATACTACAGCGGTCTTTACTTCATTTATCTTTGATTTTAAGCTGTTAAGCATTAAGATCAAATCGCTGTTCTGCTCAATCAGTGGTGAGAAGAATCCAGCACCTATTTTGGCGAAAGCCGAGCCAATGTTTGCTACGACACCATTGAATGTTTCATTAGCCCTAAATGCCTGGTCGCCAAATGCCCAGTTCATTGCAGCTGCAAATGTTTGGAAACTGATTTCACCACTGGAAACCATCTCTCTTACTTTTGCCTCTGTTACATCACTCTGACCTTGAACCTCCTGGAAATATGATGCAATGGTTGAAGCAGCATTCAAACCTCTTGATGATAGCTGAAGCAACTGATCACCCATAAGACGACCATTACCTGCAACTGTTGTGAATATTCTTGAGATACTCTCATATTCACTGTTAGTCATGGAAGCAACACCAACTATACCTCGCAATGCTCCGACCATATCATCGCCGGCTTCAATTCCTGATGCTGAGAACTGAGCTGCTGCTTTAGCAGCCTCATCATACGCATATGCGGTATCAGAAACTGATTCCATAGCGTTATCCATAACTGCCTGAACCTTTGACTCGTCTTTTAGTAATGCCTGAAGCTGGAAATGAGCATTCTCAATATTTTGAGCTCTCTTTAAACCACCGCTTATGATCTTATCACTTGCATAGCTTACAGCGTTCGATACTGTACCCATAAGGGCATCAGTGATATTTTCTATAACTCTCATGGAAACTATTCCAAGAGTAGAGAAACGATTCTCAAGGGCTTCAACTGATTTTGCCAGTGCACTAAGATCTACATTATCAGCAGATTTATCTATTGTATCAAAAGCTTGCGCTGAGTCATCTAGTCCATTTAATGATGCCTTAAGATTATCAATCGTCTTTAAACTTGTTTTGACACCGCTCTCAAACTGAGAGTTGTCAAATCGCATCTCGACGACTCGTTCGTCTATACTAGCCATTTATCCAGTCACCTCTTTCCATGCTGCGTCAGCCATTGCATCAAATATTGGTTGTAAAGCAGGATTTATATAGTCTCTACCTTGAACCCATCCACCATTTCTTGTAGCATGCCCATACTGCAATATAATTGCAATATTTACATACTTATTTATATTTGAGTTGTACCATACAACTGATATATTACTTTTATTTTGCTCTATTCTGTAACTCCATGAGGCTGCTGTAAGACCTGTATCCACAGGAGTATTAGCAGAGAGCATCTTAACCCCAAGTTTACCATATCGTTCGAGAATATTCATATAATTTTTACCAAACGATTTTGTAAGGAGCTTTTCTGTCTTACTAAAGTCACCTTTATGCTTAAAGCTTATGATGCCCATCTGCTATCCCTCCAATTATACGATCTTCTTATTCATAACCTCTGCTGATTTTGGACCATACTGCCCATCAGCTTTAAGACTGTTTGCATTCTGAAAAGAAATAAGAGCATAAACTGTCTTATCGCCGCAGTCACCGTCAACAGAAAGAGCCTTTTTGTTTGAATCTGTATAACCGAGATAGTTAAGATCCTGCTGCAGGTATTTAACTTG